CGGTTTCCATGGCGTTCCCAAAGGAGATCGTGCTGGCCTCGTAATGCACAGAGGGATCACTTTCCCTATCTAAAAATTTCTTCGCTATTAATAAATCTGAACAATCATAGCCCAAATTCAAATATCTAAATATCCCACTCCGGCGCAGAGACCCAACCTCATAAATGCCGGTCTTCAGCACTGGAATAAAGAGCTCAGCTCCGCCAGATTGCCCATAAAGATAATTAACCTCTGTGTCGGTACCACTATCATATAGACCATACATCTGCAAATCTTCATCCACTGCCATATGAGATATCCGGTAAACATCAGAAGTAGTAATCTTAGTCCAAACAGTCTCACCATCCTTTAACCATCTTTTAACGTCAAAGCACCAGGTCGTATCGACAGTATCCCCAAACCTGCACAACATCCTCTGTTTCTTGGGATCGTACCGGAACTCTGAGTTTTCCTTGTTGGAAGTCCCCTGCCATTGATCTAAGATGTCATCGGCTATCTCATAATGGTCATATCCGGGAGTTAAAGCATAAATATTATCATTGCCAGCAAAGAAAGCCACACCCTCAGCCACCTCTACTGAATCTGGGGCTATATTGCCGATCTTATCAATGGCAGTAACTAATTCCCAACCATTAGGGTCTACCGATGGAAGGTTAAGGACGTGGACCCCTTTTTCAGCCAATATCACTAAACGCCCGTTCATATTTAACCCACCGGTAATTACACCCCCCTGGAGGTCCTGAATCCTGATGGCGTTACCAATCGGCATAACGTCCGGCATATCCAACTCAGAAAATACTATTAAATCAGCAAAGTTTTCCGCCGATCCGTCCGGGTCCAACCGTACATACAACCCATACATTCTACCACTGATATACACCCCATATTTGTAATTCGTGGTGATCTTGGTTTTCCCACGAAGATAATGACGTTCCGCAATATCCCCCTGATCATAGAAGGTAAGGTTAACAATATCAGCAGTTGCAGAATCCTGCCATAGATAGTGATGGGCGTGATAGGCCTTTAAACTACTCCCAACGTAGCTCCCGGTAAACACAGAACCCACCTTCAGGGCTTTGCCATAATTGCTGGTCACACGCTTGGCCTGTGCAGAACTATCGTTGTTCCCGTCTGTATCCGTCCCAACTAAAACTCTCCAGTTCTCACGGGAATCGGTGTCATAATCATATTCATCAGAAATAACAACGTCGTGTCCGGCATAGCCAGTTGTACCGCTTGAGTCAACTGCTGCTGAGGAACATACGACATCATCTATTTGAATATCAATGCCTATATCCGTTGCCTGGACAAAAACCTGAATATCTGTATCACTTCCACCGGTAGCAGCCGACCCCGAAAACAAAGTCCAGGTTGTGCCTATAACAGTGGTTTGCTTAACAGCTCCGTCCAGTTTTAACTTAACTGAATTACCCGCTACATCAGAACGTACCCATACTTGAAAATAATAGGTTGTACTGGCAGTCAGACCTGTAACCAGTTTTGCGCAATCTGCCACTGTGGCTTGAGAACAACTACAGTTAAGAGAATATGCCCCCGAGTGGAACCTAGGACTATATCGAGCAACTCCATCACCCGCCACGGCAGCCCATCCATCGACACTGGATTCAAACCCGGCTGCATACATAATTGATCCACCCCAAATACTATAATATTCTCCCCATAGCCTGTCGGCAGCACCCAGGTCACTCCCCATAGTAATGACGTTTGAAGTGTGACTATCAATATTAGCAAAACTACTCCCCACAACCAGAGTTTTGTCCTTCACCTGGTCCGTTGTCCAGCTTTTATTGGGGTCGTACAACCCTGCCCCAACAATAACATCATCTGCATACACAACATTCGTATCATTCGTTGTCGCCCGGCAATCAATCGTTTGGGCAACTTTATACGTCCCAAACGCTGTATCAGACCGATAAACCTTAATCTGTGTGATCCTGGGGTTCCAGCTTGAGAAATCGACCGCTATGGACAAAATAACAGTTGAGTCAGCCGAACTTGTGTCAGTACTGTAGAAACGGTCGGGAAGCGGGCATTCTTGCCCATTATCGAATACTGCAACAAGCTTATAGTAATAGGTGTTGGCAGATAAGTCTAATTCCCCACCAGAGCCTGTTTCATCGGTGACCGTGACCTCATAAGACAATTCGCTGTTTCGAATCTCGGCATCGTCGTAATAAAAACCACTGTATGTCTTAATATCACTGTTCCAAAAATAATCCCGGCCTATATGTTGATAAAGGCCAGCCTTGCGAGTCTGACCATTGGCAAATCGGATTTCCCGGTCAAATGGAATTATCTGGGTAGTGTCACCATCTTCTGAAGCAGTATCAAAGTCTTTAATATCTATTGCATTAGTATCGTCCCAATCGTCCTGGTAGCGACGGATAATATCTTTTCCAGAAAAAACCCCTTTCATTATCCACTCAGCACCACCAACCAAGGATGCGTGAACCCACCTCACAATACGTTTGCGGATGTCATACCCCGTCATTGTCGCAATGATCTTCTGGGCATCCCTCCTGTAAGCCATCCCAGGCTTATCGATCTCCAGGTTTTCCATATTCTCAAATTTGCCGGAATCCAGCAAATCACCATGGGTCTTTATCCCAAGATCGAATCTGTCTATAGAGGCTATCGGCATTAGCTGCTCGACACTGAGATTTCTCTCACTCTACGGGTTGAAGGTCCACCTCTACCACCACGACGGATCGGGCTAGTGCCAGAGTCCTGGATACGCCCAATATTGGGAGATACCCTGCTCTTGAAATGACGCTTGGCCTCCACCAGCTTTTGCTCATATATCAACCCGTGTTCCCTGGCTCGGGCAATTTTACCATCATCCAGTAAAAGCAGGTTTCTGGCATAGTCGATCAACACAGAATGGTAAGCTGTGTTGAATACTGGAGAAAGGACAGCCTCCTGCCCATAAGTCGTAGTGTTGAAGATAAACTTCGTATCAACGTCTAAAGTCTCACTCTGCACCGCCCCTGCGGTGTCTATTGTCACCGTGACAGTCTCACTGGAAACAGTAGCGGTAATCCCGGAAATAGCGTTCAGGGCCGTCTGTAGGGCTGTGGCTATCGTAGCAGCAGTATCATCGGCTGAGATATCCACCTCAATACCAGTTCTTCCAGTCACAGCCGGATCGGTACCACCACTATCTATATCAAACCAGACGTAGTAGTCTGTGTCAGTCTTGCTGATATAGAAATAATCGCTGCCGTCCAGGGTAGACTCAGCAAAACATCTAATACTGGTAACCTCAGATACGGCTGCGTGGGATGTGGGGGCATTAGCAGCATACCAAACCGCCAATTTATATTCACCGGAATAAGTCGATGGCTCCGGGTACAGGAATAAATCCAGGTTTTCCATAAAGTACTCACCAGGCGTTCCAGTGTACCAAGTGCCATCATTCTTGCGCCGGACAACTTCACGCCACTTGGGGTTATAATCTATCGGTTTAGATTGCCATTCAGGAAGGGCCGACATCTCCAGGAAGTCCGGGGGTAACGCCACCTTATGGACCTCATCCGGGTCCACCATCAAGTTGAAATGATGCTTCTGGTAGAGCTTGGCCCTCCGGCACATATCAGCCTCACCATCATAAAGATATTGTAAGGCTTTCTGTCGGATATCATTACCTTCCAGCCCTAACGTAGCTCGGTACATTAATTGCTCGAAGGTCATTTTATCCTCCCTGTGCTGAGGTTCCTATTCCGGCAGCAGCTTCCACTCCCGCACGTTGATTAAGTACGTTGATCTGAGCCATGGCCTTTTCAACAGCTTTATCGCTCCTGGAAACATCGTTAACCATCTTCAGAAGCTCCGCCTCAGCAAAATCCACTACAAGCATATGCAAGCTATCATTCAACTCACATTCAAAGTCGCCAAGCTTTTCATTGGACCCTGGCCCCGCAATGAAATAAAACTCGTCGCTTGACCCCCAAGTAGCGTCATTCTGATTATAAATGATTGTCATAGCATAACTTGCGCCATCGTAATCCGTGACAACGGCGTAATAATCACCAGTCTTATTATACAAAACTGCGCCGTTATAGAAATCGTCATAACTGGCACTGCCTCCATTAGTAAGACCATTATCACCTGAGACTATAACATCAATTTCTTTCCCATCAACATCGTCAGAAGTCACGCTATTTGCCACAGAAGTAGTTGTATAGGTGTACTTCAACTCTGAGGGCTGTTTGATATACCATAGATCAAGGGTTACTACTCCACCGGCGGTGGTCGTCTGAAGATAAAATCGGTTTTTGTAAATATACCCAACCGGGAAGTCATCGCTCCCGGACAAGTACTGATTCTCACCCTTCTTGACATCCTCATACTTCACAATATTAAAATATTTACCACTAGCCCCATAAACCTTGGCATTAACCAGCCCATTACGAGCAATGTCATTTGTCAGGCCAGAAAGAGCGTAATAAGCATCAACACCGTTGGCTGCAACGATAGTAGTAAGATTAGTTTCAACCTCCTGAAGCTCTGTGAGTAACGAATTATCCAGCAAGTTTACTACGGCAAGCTGCGCCTGATGCAGAACATCAAGACGCATTCCGAGATTGAATTTTCGGGTATCAGTATCCTCTACACGGAAACCCAATAGATCAATCATCTTTTGAACAGTCATAATTGACTCCTATTATTAGTAGTCGGCCCGGATATAAGTCATATCCTCACCAGAAGAAGGCTTAGGCCGGACCAACTACAATTATTGGGTTATATTCCGCTATAGTGCATCGTTGCCGGGATGTAGCAAACGGTATCAGCCGCTACGGCTGCAAGTGCCCTCAGTGGGCTAGCTGCAAGCTCCATAATATCAGGTTCATCGCCACCAGCCATACCCTGACAGTTTCCTGCCGGACTTTCTAATGGGACCAATGGCTCATTAAGAACTACAGCAGCAGAAGCGGAGCTGTCACCAACTAAGACAGCAGGGACAAATCCACCAACCTGAACCCAACCATAATAACCGGAAGTGAAAGCTTCAAACGCAACGCCCTGTATCTGCTCACTAGTGCCATCAACCAACTCCTTTAGATATGGATTGAAAATTTCCAGGGCTTTATCGTCAGCAATAGTTTCACCAGTTGCACGTTCCATAGTCAGATCGCCTTCACCGGAGACAGCGATAGCTGGATGAGACTTAATTTGCATTGCTCCACCAAGAGGGCCAGTAGCAGCAGCCTGGCGAATCCAGTAACCCTTATATTGGTTAGCAGTCATGGCTGTGGCAATACCGTCAATAGAAATCGTTGTATCGGTGTCAGCGATATTGTCACCATTATTAACTGCGATTGAAGTATCCCAGGTATCCCAGGGAACCGCTGTTACGCATTTACCACGAGCAACAGCTTCGTTGGCCTTGACATACTGGTAAATACCAGTCATTCGACCATTTTTGGCGGTAATACGCAATTCGCCAAGCTCATACTTGGCGGTTTCTTTATTATGTTCTAACAATAGATCGTCTAACGACCGATCCACAGCCATAATACTTTTGAATAATTTTGTTAAATTGCCCATCTTAAAACTCCTTCTGATCTATGCGCCCCACCCGAAAGCAGGGCGCAAATTATCAATTAATGTTAAGCTATGGTGTGTCCTTCTGGAATCAAGAACACTGTAACTTTGACATTTTCATTCTCCGCCTGAGCGTCAATGGCTACAGCACCGGAAGTAGCTGCACGGGCCGACCCGTCTTTCTTCCATTCGTTTTCACCACTAAGTACTTCTAACGAGTCACCAGCAGCAACATCGGTGGTTCCTTCCACAAAGGCTTCACATTCTCCTTCAATCTGGAAATAGCCAATATCACCATCAGCGATGGCTTCCATAGCCACGGCAGTTCTACGACAAAAAGTTGAAGTCGCCGGTGTAATAGCTTGCATTTCACCGGTGGCAGTTTCCTCGTAGTCGATCATTACAACGTCACCAGCAGCAACAGCAGCTCCGGTTCCGTTGTATAGGGAAACACCCTTCCCGTTTGGGGGTACGTTAAACTCTTGGTTTACGTCCTCTCTGTTTCGTATATCAGTCCACATATTATCCTCCTTACGACGTTGCTAAGGTTAAGTCGTCATAATCGGACGGCAGACCCTTTACAGAACCCTGCTTGTCCCTACGAGAACAGCCAAATCCACCCCACCAGTTCAATTCGCTGAAGTAGACGTGGTGCAGTTCAGCACGCCTCCACTTGGAACCAACGAAATTGAAACTCTCGTGGTGATAGTAACCGACATACTTTTCGTTAATGACATACATATACCCGTCGGGTACATTGTCATCAACAGCAACATCGATCCCACGGAATGTGAGGATATCAAATCCACCATCAGCCCGGTAGTTGCCTTCAAAGCGTTTGTCGTCACGTAAAATCTGTTCGTAGGCATCCCACACAACCTGGGTTGTCAACATAAGCGTCGGCTTATCGTTACCCAAGGTCAGCGAACCAACTATCTTACGGAATATCCGTTCAAGGTAGTAAGCGTTGTTAGGGTCAGTAATCTGCGCCCAAGTAGGTGATGGAGTCGAAAGATCGACGATTTTGGGTTGCCAGTCAAATGATGTTATCAATGCTGGATCAAGACCGCCAACGACTTTATTGTAATACGCAGCGATGTCATACAGTGACGGCATATTATCATTCGCCTCATGAGTGGTAGCAAATAACAGCGTACTGAATTTAATCTTAAATCTGCGTGCCAAGTTTTTCGCATGAACTTTGACGAGGCTTATGAGTTGAGCCTTGCCACGGTTCTGGACCTTCATTTTCTTTTCAGAAAGTGATATGGTACCGTTTATATGAGTCCAATCATACTCAGCGTAATCGAGTAATTCTTTGGGCTGCAAAGTGATTGGTTCGTACTCGCCCATCGTGTTTACATCGATGTTACCATATTCCAGAGGTACAAGGATTTTCTCACCACCATCAATAGACTGCGACTTTTTCAATAATCGCTTATTGATATAGTTATCTTCGTTGATAACTCTAACTACCTGCTGGTAATATTCCGACGTAGCAATATCCAGGGTAGTTAGTACTGTAGATGTTCGGGCCACTATAGCCTCCTTATCTCATTATTGATTAGGGTTAACCTGTTGCTTTTCTAACACGCTTGTCGGCTTCTTCCCAACTAGCAGCAGGTTTATCATATCCTTCGATACCAGGACCTTTAGAAATTTCGTCAGGTTCAACATCTCCATCGGTTGTACCACCAGGACGCTTACGCAGCTTCGTCAGCTCCGCATTGCGCTCCTTCAACTCCTTGGTAAGTTTTGCAACCTTATCCGTGAGAGTCTTGGTACCTGCGGTCATATCGTCGTATTCCATAGCCTTCTTTGCCACTGGCAGAGTAAGATTATTTTCTCCGGCGTATTGACACAGTTTGTCGATTTTAGCGTCGTCGTAGGACTCGTCGGCTGCCTTAATATCCGCAATATCTTTGGATATTAATTTTTCAATCTCTAGATTGTCCTCGGTTTGGGCAATAGCAGCATTTTCCTCATCCTCAACCTGTTTCTTGGCCTGGTTATCGATGGCATTTAGAATCTTCCGAATCGGATTTTTGTCTTCACCATCAAACCATTTATCCGCTTCACTTAGGAAATCGTTATCAGCCAGAACTTCTTTGATCTCATCTCCGACATCCAAATCACTTAACCGGCCTTCAGACTCATCGTAGAACTCCTCAAAATCTGCCTGATCCGCCTCTAAAGCTTTGCGGTCATCAGACACCTTTTGAGCATTCTCAGTGTTGGTCTTCTTCCAGTCTCTGTCGTTTTTGCGATCCTCGAGTAGTTGCTTGACTGATACTTCCTCCCCGGAATGATCCTTAATCAGCACATCCGTCCCATCCTCAATATCTTTGGATAGGTCTTCGTAACTGATTGTTTTGGTTTCGGGCGGGTCATCGCCCTCGCCACCCTTATCGTCCGTATCTTTCGGTTGCTCCTTTGGAGGCTCATCAGAATCGGATTCTGGTGGATCGTCGCCATCATCATCCTTCTTAGAATCCTTAGTCTTATTGGCCTCGTCCAGGTCAACTACTGTAGACTTGTCTTCTTTGTCGGATGGGATGACTTGATAATAACTATCGTCAGCCAGGTCGTCGCCCGGCTCGTCGAAATCTTGTTTACTAATTGCTTCCTTAGCTTCAGCAGATAAAGTCATATCCGCTTCGCTGAAAGCTGCTTCTTTCGTGGCTGATGTTATTTTTTTACTCATAATAACCTACTATACTCGACCACGACTCATGTCAAGGCTACCTTCCTGCTCAATTGAGTAGCCCCTTATAATTTTGTCGCCGTTGGCATCCTGCTCAACAAACTTCTGCATCCGTGCACCTGGTATGAGGGTTGTTGACACTGCGGTTACCTTATTTCCTGTACGGCAAACAGTCCTGAGAAACACCCCTGTGGGTGAGTGCTTGTCCCCAACATTGAAACCACTGGTCTCAACAATGACGGGGAAATCTTCTTTACCGCCCCACTCTTTTGTCTCTCGACTGATAAGTTTGAATAATTTCTTGTTTCCATTTGGGTCTATCTTGTTTCCATTTGGGTCTATCTTGCTCTGCATGATTTTCTCCTTTGCAGTTGGTCGCTCACCGTTGGTTGGAGCAACACTGTTGTTATGAAAAACGCCCTACCTGATCCCGGAGCACAGCCTTTTGTACACCTGTGGATCAAGTAGAGCGTCTGTATTTAAACAGGTATTCCCTACTTAAATTCTTTTCATGCTATTTAATTGTTAAAAAATCTACCGCCTCTTTTTCCGTACAACTTTTCTAACCTTTGAAACACGGGGTCTTGTATCCAATGGATTTGATTTTGGTTTAACCTTTTTCGGAACCTTTCTACTTGCCAGTTCCTTTTCGTGTTCTTTCGCTCTGGCTCTTTCAAAAGGATTTTCGCTATCGCTTCTTGGAGTTATTGGCCTTTTGGATTTAGTCCGTGAATTGATAGCCCTTGCAGCCTTCTCAGTTCCGGTTAATTTTCGTTTAGGCTTGCGTATTTTCAGCTTTTTTGGTTTGCTTGCAATAATGGTTTGCATCTGATGGACATATTCTTCTTGAGACTTGGTCAGTTTTTTTCGTTTTGTCATTACCATTGCCCTCCTTAATATGGCTTACTACGGTTTAACTTTAATTTTTGTATTCTTCTCAATATCACGAATCCCACCATCCAAAAGCTTGATTGTCAAGGTGAACTCCCCAGTTTCCTTCCTGGAGATCGCTGCCTTTAGTCTCGCATGATATCTTGAGATAGCAGTATCGCTATTATATTTTGCCAATTAACCTACCCCTAATATCCAACAATTATTCTCTTCCTGCAATTATTTCATTTGCCCTCTGGCAAGTCGCCAGCTTAGGACATTCAATAACAGGAGCACCAAAAAACGAATGTTCTCCATGGCACAGATGTTTCCCCCCAACATCCCATTGCCAGTCACAGCCACAAATAGGTGACTGTTTCGGAGTAGTCTTAGCGGTCTTAACCCCCGCCTTCTTCCTGGCTGCTTCTCGGTACTTACGCTTGTTTTCCGGGGTACAGTAGGTCTGACTCCTGTTAAATGAATCAAACCACTCCCCTATGGGCGTAAGTGGCCTCGGTAGCCCAGCAAAATATTCTTCTGTTGTTGTTGGTAATATCATAAACCCTCTTTGGTTGCTTGACCTACGCTCGGCAAAAATACTTCGTGGTCATAGTGATTTTCTATTGCGTTCTTCCAAAACAAAAACTCATCTAAGTCTATCGGTGTGAAGTTATGGCAGTCCACCCCCACATTTAACCCATTGCGCTTCACCATCTGGGTCTTGTGGATGTGAGCAAATAATACAAAGGCTTCCAGTTCTGGCATAGCGTGTGACGGTTCGTGGACCAACTGCACTGAAAAATGATCCACATCGCCTTTTTGGATCAAATCGCTGTCCTCATCGACAATTAACCCTTCTGTACTTACCGGCAGTCGAATAATCGATGATCCCGGCAGGAATCGTACATATGGGCGCAGGAATCGTACAATCTCCGGGTCATTTAGCTCATAGTTACCCATAACCATAGATATCTTGCCATTTAACTGTAATATTGTCTGGGGAGTCCCAAAATTGCCTAAATGAAAAACCCTGTCATCTTTACCGACAACACTATTCCATTTGTGGATCATAACCTTGTTCATCTCATTAACGTCAGTGAACGGCCTCTTGGATAGCTTCAGGTGTCTCTCTGATCCGAAGTTATTGTCGGCTGTGAAGAATATCTTGTTCATACTGATACCCATTGACCCTTCTGCCACCTACGACCATACTTGCACCACATCACATATTCCAACAACAATTCTTCAGTGGAGCTGAAATTTTTGTCTGTCCTGGTAACCCAATATTGACGAAATTCATTCAGAAAGGCCAGTGCATCAAGACTATCTGACATTTCCTGAAGCTGGTCGAAGCGATAAACCGGAAAAGTCCCCTTCTCGTTTTCCCAATCACCAATAGCCATCCGGTGCTTCCCCACCCATCGATCCGTGCCTGGGTTCGGCATATGCCATAAATTAGGCAGGCAACATGGTACTGACTCACTGACGGACTTATTCGGCACACCTAGATATTTATAAGCCTGTTCGCACATATCAAAATATTGTTCTGAAATATCCATTATCTTTCCTTTGTTTTTAAAGTGACGGCAACACCGGCAGGCAACCGGGGGACAACGAAACACTATGAAAGGCCATCCTTTCTGCTGCCATCACTTAATTATGCCCGTGGCACCTTTGGACCCTGTTGGCTCTCTGCTGGCAATGGGGCATTCTCAGCCATGAACCGCTCCTTCATACCCGCCAGGATATCCAAAATAGCCTCCTTGTCACCGGCTTGCTGGGCGTTCTGCATAGCAACCATTTCTTCCTCAGTCGGCTGTGGACCCGCAGCAGCTTCGGCCTCTGCCTGCTGCTCTTCCATCATAGCTTGTTCAGCCTTCGCAAATTGTTCCTTGATCCAGATTTTAGCTCTCTGTTTATCTGACAACGATGGAGCTAACTCAACTAGATGCGCCGGAGATATAAATGGGAATCCAAATAAGCTCATACCTGTTTCGAATAGGAATTTAGCTTCGTCGAACTCACTAAAATTATCGGCTGGCAACATCGCCGTATTACCAATTTTAACCTTCAGCTTAATATGAGCACCGGCCCGTGGGTTAAACGGCTCATATACACTTTCACCGGCCTCATCCTTAACCTCTTGAATAACTTCTTCTGGGTAAAAATTCTGTATGATGTATATCCAATGCTTATACAGTTTCCGAGCCAAAACTAAAAACTCCATGGTCTTCGGCTGCAACCTTCCAACCGCTTGGGATATCTGAGTCTGAACCTTAACCCCTGAGTCCCCGGAGTCTGCCAGGCCCCGGAAAGCATCGCTCATCCCGGTCTTACGGTCTTCATCACTCTGGAGCCAGTCAATAAACCATGATAAATTTTGTAGTCGTGGAGGTTGCAAATACCCAACACCCTCTGGCATATTGGTCTTAACGGTTGTTCCGGGCATCACCGGCAAGTCTTCCTGGTCAGACCCCTCAACTTCAATTCGCTGTGGATTCCCAGTATAACGAGTATTATCAACAACATTCGACATAATTAGGTTTAAGGCCAGCGTGTGGGTCTCAATATTCAAACCCTCGCTGGTCCCCCAGAAATCACCGGCACGCTTGAAATTAGTGGTGTCGAAAAACGGGTATCTTTCGTATGGATTGGCGTGATCCCTGAGAATCTTATTCTTACAGCCCCTGACTATCGTTATGACTCTACCGTTGGGATACTTCTCACGCTCCTGCTCGGAAGTCATTTTGTTTCCAGTCTCATCCTTCTTGATCGACCCATCGTCGTCATATTTATAATCCTGGTACTTCTCCTTTGTGGGGTCGTCCAGTAAAACCTTCCCGGAGCAATAGTATTTAATCAACAAACAATAGCCACGGGGCTTCCCTGAGCTATCACCTGAGAACATATTCTTAACCTTGTTTACAGCAAACGACACCGCCCCTGAAACAGGATTTTGGTTGGAATAAAAAGCAAATGAGCCATCATCATCAAAATAACCCTCAGCCTCAACCTGGACACCATAATTATCCATAACCCACTCTGGGGTGCGGTAGGTAACATGAGATAGGTGGCTATCGTGGCAGGCTTCAATACTTGGGGCGTGTCTATCCGGCACTATCGAGCATATATCTACAGCCTCATTAATAATTTTCTGTTTCCGTAGGCTATACTCAGAGGACATTAAAAACTTACCCTTAATTCCATGCTCCCGGAACCCGGACTGAACAAGCTGCTGCATCGCATTCTCGTCATCGTCAGACCAAACGTTCATCAACTCCTTCTGGACCTTCTCAGCGTAAACCCTGGCACCTTCAAGCTCCTCCTCTGCGAGCATAATAGGCTCTAAAGCTACATCAGGCTTTGGAGCACGGGATGTGATTACCGGCAATTGAGCTTCTACTACTTCAAACAGTCCATTAGAGGTCATCTCAGACAGATGTTCTTCCCGCTCATTCTCACCCTTCCAGTACTCATTCATGTACTGTTCTTCGTAATTCTGCCACATCTCAGGAAGCTTACGTTGCTCAATAGCCCTGCGATCCTCGTTATAATCCCGTAAAATGGCTTCGTAAAGCAATTGGTTGGTAAATACTTTTCCGTGCCTGTTAAACTCTTTCACGATGGTTCCTTTCCGTTTAAATATTTAGCGACTTCCGCTAAAGTCTTGAACCATCTCCCTCCATTCCGCACTACCATCTTCCCCACGGCAGCTAAACTTTTCACCTGCTCAATAGGCATACTAACAGCAGGATCAACGGTCGATATTACGTCAAATCCGAACAAAGTACCAGTAGGACGTTTGTTTGAATCATCAACAACTTCGGCAATCGAATATACCCCCTTCATCTCCGGGGTGATCCAATAGAGCCTGTAATCGCACGTTTCACGCTCCTTAACCTCTCTGGCTTGCGCCTCTGCGTTCCAATCCGGTACCACTGGGTCAAAATAGCCAATCCGCTTAGTATCAAGCATTCTGATTAAATCTTCACGCCACTTCGACCCGGCACAGGTACCGCCCAAAAATACCTTAGCCATTACTCCTCCAAAGTATGGACTGCATCACTCACAAGTTCAATAACAGCCTGTATTGAAGCCTCTGCTTCGCCCATAGTTTTCTTTAATTCAAGTAACGCTGCGAAAATATCCTCCGGGACTTCATTTATTGGAAAATATTCTTTGACAGTCTTGTATAAACAATCCGCTATTTGCTCAATATCCAGGTCCCTACCGCCGATTTGGTGAGGAGAATCCCCCTCCCTCAGCCATTTTTCATCAAAATTTAAGTCTTGATATCTCATTATACCCACTCCACAACAAGGTTTCCATTTGGTTCCGACCTAACATTGCAGAATAGACGATAGCTGATCCCCATCATTCCCCACACCTTACCAATCAGGGCGTGCTGGAAGATGTCGAACCTGTCTCGATCCATCATCAATATGTCGTTAGGCCGGATGATCATAGTTTGCAGCTTCCCACGGAGACCATGGTATAATATCCTCAACCTCCTAGTTAACCGCAACCTCTCTGTCCCTACCTGAGCGAACAACCAATTCTGACCCGAAGACCAGATATGCTCACACAGGAGGTCTACAGCCTGCTCAGTCGCTGTCGGGAGCTTCTTTAACACAACTTTCAATCGCTTTCGCTAAAGGAGCACTCTGTTTTGCAGCCATACTCTGGATTTGGGTACCTGGCGGGAATACAGCCCTCACTATTTCCAGGATGTTTGAAATCATCTTGGCATCAGCAACCTTTAAAGCTACCCTTCCATCGTTTGTGACTGTTACCTGAGAAAACCTGGGTTTGGCAAGCCTGAGATATTTCAAAGCCTTCCCAACCCGTGATTGATAAACATCTAGACCAATCATCTTCTCCTCAATCTCCTGATCCTCTCCTGACAGCAACGACATTAATGTGCTAATTACTGCCTCACCCGATATGTTTTGATTCATCTTTTGCATTTCGAACTCCTATGCTTGGTTTGTTTCTGACTTGGCTTTGGGATGTGAGACAAGGTACTGTAATCCACCCTGCTCCGCCCAAACTTTTACCACTATTACCAGATTCCCGTGGATATAGTACATCTCTACCCAGCCATTGGGCTGTGGGATCATCTTACGGTGGCCTTCACGGTTGATATCATTAACATTGTGGTCCACTATTAACCTGTACTTGTAGACATCTATCTCTGCGTTTAGCTTGTTAAGTGTAGCAATATCTGAAGTTGCCATATCTGATGGCACATCCTCCTCCTTGTCGAAGAAGGGTAAAATTACTTCTTTGGGTATATCCGGTGGCCCTGTCATTTTGGAACCTTAACAGAGCTTGCCCCACACCTGCTACACCGGTAGTACTTGGCTATTAATTGCCCATCCCGGTAGTTACAGGTGTCAAGAATCGGTTTATGGCCCAACAGCTTGCATAGTAATCGCTTTATCATTTAAACACCTCAATTATCGGGATCATCTTCCCGTCTTTGCCCATCTGCTGCTTATGAGCGTTATCAGTCTTGCCGTACTTCACCAGGAAACGACCATGCGCCCTGACGTGAACGACACTCCCATCCAACAACCCGTTGTCGTGAGCGAACTTGATCGCAGCCCGCTCTGGGCCAAAAGCCTCAACGTGGGTGAACTTACCTGGGACACCATCTTTACGACACAGAAAATCTTCAAATAGCAACCCGCTATCATCTGCGATCTCCTCCTTGATCTCCTGTCGGAGCTTTATAAATTCTTTATCCATCGTCATCTTTCACCCCTACTTTAGGATTTAGTGTCTTTTTATATACTACATCGTCAGCGAAAAAAGAACCTATCAGCTTCATAAGTTTTCTTTGGCAATCCCAACATAGTCTGTATTTTCCAGTTGAATCAAATTTATAACCGTTACCCCATTCGAAGTTAATCTCTTGGAATCCACTTGCAACCATCGCAGGGTGATTAAATCCCATTCCCTTCTCACGATAACCATCGGGCCATAAGTAGTTAAGGGAACAACAGTCAATACCTATTGTAATCTTGCCGTACATAGGCCATCCATACTCCCACGCATCATCAGGGTTTGCAACCTCTCCACAATGGGAGCAGTTTACTTTTTCTTCGTCTGGTGTTATAGTGAGTTCACACATTTTTTTTCGCTTCCCTTGAAATACATTCCTTGCACGATACCCTGCTGTAGGACATCGTTAAATACATTGCCTTC